CCTAAAATCAACACATCGCCAATGGCAGCTGCGTTTGGTGCTACGCAAGAGACGAATCCCTTTTGTACCAACCAACCGTATTGACCAGTGAGGATTGTTGCATGCTTGCACACGCCTACAGCAAAGTTACCTGCAGTAATCGTGACCGAGCTTACAGTTACCGAGTAACCGGAAACCGCACTCAAGACCGCGCCGCGACCTACAGAAATTTGGCTGTTGCCTGTGTTGTAAACGAAGACATATTCTTCGCTACCGTCAATCATTCTATCGCCGATCTTTGGGTCGTTTACGCCCAAAGACGTAGCAACAAAACTTGGTCCTTTAAATTTAATTGGGTCTAAACCGTACATGTGAGATCCTTTCTAGGCAGTTAGCCCGTCAAATTTACCGTGGTAACGGTTGTTTGTTGATCCCAATGCACCCATCCAAAAAATATGAGCCACTTTTACGTTTTGGTTACGAGGTCTTTCGAAATCGTCCATTCTCATATTTTCTTCACGGTGCGTGAAAAGCTTCAAGTACTCTTCGTTAATGAAAAACCAGTGAGAAGCAGGACAGTTGCTACAAGCTAAAACGGGGATACCGTTAAACATGAGCGATTTAAAGCCAGCTTTTGCACTGTCTTCGTCAACGTAGCGTTGTTGTGGTTGTAACAAGCCCCAGTACTTTGCAAACAAAGACTTGGTTGTATATGCCACAGTTGGCGCTTCGTTATCTTCAGAGCAGTTAACGTAAAGAGCTTCTAGAGCAGACATGCCTAAAGTAGTTGTAGTGGTGTCTTCTTGAGCAGCCCACCAGCTATAAGCACTTTGAGAGATTCCGCCCACGGTTGTTGCTGCATCGACGATAGCTCTAAGTCCTACGATCGCGTTAGCTGCAGAGCCAGCGTTAAAAACGCCTTCTGCTAGGTTTTGCGATAAGGTTTTCTTAGCGTTTTTCATCTTGCTTCTTACGAAGTCTACAACTTGCGCATCACCCATGTTAATCAACTCGTCATAGCGAGAGATAACGATTGGCGCAGCGGCTTGTTTCCACTCGTAAACAGCTGCAGTGAAGTTATCAACGTCGGTTGTCGAAAGTGTTTCAGCGCCGCTATACCATTGGAAGTTACCTTCTGCGTATTCAAGCGGTGCTACGATTTTTTCTCCACCGTCCACAAGTTTTAGCCCTTTTTCCTTTAAGCGTTTAAGCTCTGGCGTACCAACAAAAATATTGTCTGCCAATTCAGGTAAAAAGTAGCGCTTTGTGACGGCTTGAATTTGACTGTAATCTAAAGCCATTTTAAGCCTCCTTTAAAGTTATGCTTTCCTTAGACTTTGAAGATATTCCAAAGCCTCTTGTTCAAGTTGCCTAGACGACATGCCCGGTTTATAGCCGTTAAAAGAGGGGTCGCCTTTTGGTGTGCGAGTAATCTCGCGTATACCAGCTTTTTTAAGCTCGGCTTGGCTCTTTGCGTGCTTTTCAACCGCTTGCTCTTTTTGGCGTCCAACCAGATTGTCGAAATTGTAATCCTTAAAGGCCATCGTAAAATGACCCTTCTTGGAGCCGTCCATACCCATGGCTTGCATGTGCTTGGTTACTCTCCAGGCTAAGGATTCGCCGTTCTCATCTGCTTGGTCAAGATCAACTCCGAAGCTTTTAGAAACTTCACTGATCTCGTCCAAAAATTGTTTATCTTCGGCTGCTTGTTTTTCTTTAGTCTTCTCTTGGCGTAGTTCGTTAATAAAGTTTTTAGTCTCTAGTAACTCTTTCTTTAAAGCCTCTAGCTCTGCGTTCGTTTGCGGCTGTTGTTGGCCTAAAGCTTGGCGCTCTTCCCAAGTCTTTTGTAAATGCTCGTGCCATTGTGGGTTTTCTTTAGCGTACTTGTCGTACTCTTCCCATTGCTGTAACTCTTTCACTCGTGCGTCAAGCTTAGCGTATTGCTCGGCCTTAGAGTTTACTTCGTGAAGGCGCTGTGCTGCGTGATAGCCTAAGCCAGCACGTTTCATTAGCATCTCGAAAGGCTCGGATACTTTCTTACCGCCTTCGGTTACATACTCTACTGGCTCTTTAAGCTTATCTTGCCACCAAGGACCTTGAGGTTGAGCTTGTGCTGGCGCTGCATCTACCGCACCACCAGTTGCTTCTGGTGTGCTACTCATTTCGCTAAGAATCTGTTCAGTACTTACTTCCATCGTTATCTACTCCCTGCCATCGCTGGGCGTACTCGTGCTGCACCAGCCTCAGGAGAAGCCATCCCTGGTCCGCCTTGAGGAGCTGCCTCTGGAGCTTGGCCTGCGCCGCTCATCATTTGCTCTACTAACGATTGGAATTGTTCGTTAAGCTTTAAAAAGCCATCGCCCATCCCTGAGCTTTGAGCAACGTCACCAAGGACAGAAAGCCCATTGCTGATGTTACCTACTAAACTTTTGATAGAATCCGCTGGGGACCCTCCGCCTTCGCTAGGCTGCGCCGCCTGTGGGGCTTGCTCCATTGCCATTACTCACTCCTTGTGATTGCGCTGCCGCGGCAGCTTGTTGTTGCAGTCTTTGCAGTATTGCTTCTTTGTTAGGATACTCGAGACGAGTTAACACTTCTTCGGCGTCAATTATCTGACGGTCAAATAGCTGGAATACTCTGTTCTCGTTTTCGGACTTAGTAAACGGTAGGCCTGAGACAGTGTTAACGCGTACATCAAAGTTGCCTCTGATAGCGTATTCTTTCTGCATCTCGGCAGGCTGATACTGGCCGTCTTCGGTTTGGTTATAGTCGCGAACTACCGCGTACTTTTGCTTCTTAGGTTTACCCTCAACGTCTAGCTCGTCGGTATCTCTATCTTCAATATGAAACTTAAAGTACTTGTTTGCGCCTTGGTTGTTGGTTAAGCGGTAAATCATAGGTGCGGTATAGTATTGGAATACGTTTGATAGCCACTGGCGGCCCATACACTTGAGCATAGAGTCAAGGTTACGCATCTTTTGCTTAATGTTCTTTTGTGCCTGCTCTAAGAGGTTTTCGATAGCCTTGTTTGCTGTAACACCAGTAGGGTTTATGCCTCTTGTTACGTCTTGCGTCATAGCGCTATCGTTAAACCATTTTTCCATGCGATCTATTAGCTGAAATACGTATGGAGGTAGGCTTGCACCTTCTAGTCTTTGCGGTGGCGTTTGGCCTGCATGCTCAACAACCAGGCCAGGCTCGTTAGTTAGCTTTCTGCTATTAACGTTTGCACTGACAGGGTTTATCCAAACTGGGTTACCCATAAGAGCAAGGTAATCTAGTGAGAAGTTGATAAGACGATTAAAGACAACTTGTGGGCCTTTGGTGTGGTCTATTTCAGAGTTACCGAAAAACTCTCTTGGTAACCTATAATTGATATACCGCACGTAAGGATATTCTAGGTGATCATCCTCAAGCACGCCGTCTTCAAAGATATAGTTATTAATCATCACAATCTTGCGGCCTCTTGGATACTTTAGCCGTGTGATGTAGATCTTTTCGCCTGTTGACTCGTCGTCTTTTTCTACTTGCTCGGTGTCAGTTGGCTTTAAATAGATAGTTATCTCTAAAGCCTTCTCTTTATACTCGTCGCCTTCGTTTTCTGAAGCACCATAAGATAGCTTTTCAGCGTTAATATCAGCGTTAATATTTTTCTTGCGATGTAGCGTCTGCAGATCTCTCTTAGCATAGGCTAAATCCTCTAAGTCTGGCTTAATCTTTTGCACATACTTATGGCCTGCGTACTTTAGCTTTAGCTCATCAATGTCTTTAGGCTCGGCGATAATGTAGAAAGGACACTTCTTATTAACATCCGTTGCGTCTGGCGCTGGATAGGCCGAAAGAGGATCGCTGCAACACCAAACTTGCCCACCCATGCCGTTATTAGCATCTGGATCATAGTGCAGATAGCCGTAACCTACAGAATAGATATGACCGTCATAGATAATCTCTGCAAGTTCGTCCATCCAGTTACCTTTTTCCCAGTCTGATTCAAAGACTTCGTTTAGGATATTGGATAGCTCTAAATCCTCAGGCTCTTCAGGCAAAAAACCCACCATAGGGCGGGTATCAAGCATAACGGACGCCTGTGCGGTTACCGTCTGGAAGATCATGTTTACGACTTCTTTGGACTTATACTTTGGCCTGCGGTCTAACCACTGATCGCCTCTAAACATGCGATAGTTATTAACCCAGTCCTTGTCGTACTTTCTACGAGCAATAGAGGCTTTCTTTAAAAGCGCGTTACACTGCTTAACGAGCTTCTTTTCCTCGTCGGTCTCTTGCTCTGGCTCGGCTGCGCTTTGGCTCTTTTGCCGCGGCGCGTGCTCGTCCATCATCCCTGAGTTATAAGCCATTAGCTTTTACCTAACTCTTTCTTTAAAAAGTGCTCTGTTTTAGCCCAAGACTTATCGAAAGCCTCATCCGAGATCTTTGCCGTGTCCCTGTCTTGAGCTTCAAGCATCTTTACAGGCGACTCGTTACCGACCTCGATAAGGCCCCGATTCTTAGCTTCTCTTTCTGCGTGTTTTCTGCTTTTAACCCACATGCCAAGGCCAGGATTATAGCTGGCCGTGTCCCAATCTGAGGCTCCGTAGAAGTGTGTTCTTGGTATGGTGCGGTATGTGGATTGTGATGCGCAATTCACACAGCTTTCCGTTTCGTCTAGCTGCGAAATACGCTTTATGACATCGAAACTGCTTTCGCAGTCTCTACATTGATACTCGTAAGTTGGCAAGCTCTACCAAGCCTCAAAATTTCGTGCAGGTTGCTTTCGAGCGGCTATGCGCTCATTTATCGATGAGAATTTATCAGAAGTGTTAAGACTCACGACCTGAGGTTTCTTATGGTGCAAGCCTTCGTATGTTTCAATTGTAACATACCTGTTCGCATCCATGCAGTGGTCTGATTGTTTTACAGGCCCCTGCTCTTTAATATCCTTGTCGTCGTTAAGTTCTTTCGGGTTAGGATAATGGTAGGTCTCGTATTCGTCAATGGTGTTTTTATTATCACCACGGAAAAGCTTATACCTTCCAGACTTTATAAGCTCGTAGTGAAGATCTATACCAACACGCACGTCGTTCTGTGCGCCTACAGCCGGAATACCAGCACGGTTAAACTCTTCTATGTAGCCAGGATTGGCAGGATCACAAAAGAATAGCTCTATCTTATAGAAATTAAGCTTTTGCTTGGCGATCTCTATCATGTCTAAGACTGTTAAGCCCGTCTTATAGCTTTCTGATATTTGGTAATGATAGCCGTCTGGCGTTATAGCTCTTACGACCAACGACCAAGGGTTTGTCGTGCCCCAGTCTACGCCAGCATAGTACTTTGTGCCTTGAGGTAGGTGAAATGGTGTTACGCAATGCTTTTCCTCATCAAAGCAATCATAGACTAAGCCTTCCATCTTATGCCAATCACCGCCGAACATCATTTTAAAGCGCCGCTCATCCATCGTTAGCTTCATGCGCTCGTAGTATTCTCTTGGGAAATAAGGGTTATCGATCGATCTTGCCTTGATATACTCAACGTCTGGCCTTGCGTCCCTGCTCTTCATCTTAGGCCTTATAAGCTCCCTATAAACCCAGTTTAAAGCATAGGGAGAGGTCGTAATAAGTATCTGTGCTGATCTAAACGCTGCCCTAGCTTGGACGTTTTCCCAAAAGTATTGAGAATAGAGGCCAGCCTCATCACACCAGATAAACCGCACGTCTGTGAGACCCACTATGGAATCAGGATCCGTGGCCGTACGAAAATAAACCCTCGTCCCCCAGTTAGTCTCAAACATCGCATCTTGCTTACGATAAACACCTAAGCCCTGCATATGGAATAGAAACGGCGGCAAGGTAGATTGCGATAGTACTTTGTAGGTAGGGCTAGTGATTAGAAAGTTATCTTTAGGATCTATGTAGGTATTGATCTTAAATAGCGTCTTTAGCGCACCGACCTTGGTCTTACCAAACTGTACTC